GTTTGAGTCATGAATACACGGTAACCGTTGAACTGTCCAGAAGACTGGAAGCCTTGAGTACGCCCCATGTAATCCATAGTACCGTTCTGATAGAACCATTTCAATTGATTATCCCAAGAAAGCTTCAACAAGAAGATGTTGTCGTTAGTGTTCTCAGTAATATCAAAGATAATGAAATTGTAAGAAGACAATGGGAAACCATCAATGATTGGGTTCTCAATATCGTTAGTATGAATGTTATCAAACGCTGGGTTCAATACAAACTTAACGTTAGCCAAGAAAGGAATAACGTACTGAGTGTATGCAAATCCAAAGTTTAGATCCATTCCTTTACCAGTGATAGCACCTACTTCAGAAGCATTGATTACCAAGCCAGAGTTAATAGCCTCTCTCTTAATAGCCTCATTAACAAGTTTCATACCACCAAGACCAGTTTGTACAACCAATTGACGCTTAGGATCTGGACCTTGGAATTCAACTTTACCGTTGAAGAAGTTAAAGATCTCAGACTTAAACAAGTCAAGATTGAAAGAACCTTTGTTGTAAATACGCTTGTAAGAGTTGTCAAGCTGCTTCCAAAGACCTACAGATAGACGGATATCATCAGGACCATCCTGCTTAACTTTACCACCCTGACCCCACATTAGGTAGGTCTCGATATCGTTAGCAATCTTAGTCAAGTGAGCTGCTTCCATAGTAGTCAAAAATGTACGAGTCAACTGACCAGACTGGTAAGCTTTCTTTACATAATCCTTACCCATCTTAGAAGCCATGTCTTCTAGAGAAGATACAGAAGGATCTACACTCTTGTCAAAGTTTCTCCACATTTCAATAACTGGAACTGTGCCATCAGCTTTCATTCCACCTTTCATCATCAAGTCAGCTCTAGAGCTTACAGAATAATGAACGTGAGCTTCAGCTCCACCTACATAGTTATAGAATTCACGGAATCCAGCGTTGATGTTACCGATGTCAGAGAATCTTTCGCCATACTCACCACGAGCAGAACCTTTACGAAATACCTTAGTACCTACTTTCAAGTACTTGTTGTCCAAAAACTTAGCGTTGTCGTTGTTAACCAACTGTACAGTGTAGATGAAACCGTCACCAGCTGGGATAATGTCGTCAGCAGTGATATACATTTCAACACCATTGTACTTGTCATAAGTGATAATATCACCATGACCAAAAGAACGCTTGTTCAATTTAATCTTGAAGGACTGACCGTCAATACCTTTAGTGGCATTGCCAGATTCAATATCTTCAGTGATGTAAGGAAGATCCTGGGTAACAGGAATCTGCCACTTGTACTCACCACGTGCGTTATCTACAGAGATAACGTTCTTACCGCCAAAGCTAGACATTTGGTACAAAGGCATTTCTACCTTTTGAGCCATTGCCCACAAATCTACTGGACCAAGGTCTGTAGGTTCTGCTTACTTAAGCAAGTTTGAAAGGTGGTAGCTGTCTACGTGTGAGCTAGTCTGATAGCTGGTATCCCGTAGAAATATACCATTGTTCAAAACCGGAGTTGCCATAAGGCTGTTTAATTTAAAGGGTTAATAATAATTTTATAAGGGTTAATTTTTCTATCTTTTAAATATGTTTGCAGGTCTAGCAATTTTTCTAGATCTGGTATCTTCTTCTTCCTGATAAGTAGAAACATTCTTACGAGCTTGCTCAGTTTTTAACTGTCTCACAGTTTGTTCTACTGCTTGGTTCTTACCCTGTTTTACAAGATTAGCTCTGTATTCATCAGGATTAGAAAGTAACCAAAGTGCTTCAGCAATTAGTGGATAATTAGGTTCAACAAACTGATACTTCTCTAAAAGATGTCCCAACTGATTAGTTGGTCTACCGCTAATAGAAGGATAGTTTGGCTGAACTAGTCCACTATACAACTGAGCTTGAGTCTTTTTATCAAGCTTAAGTCCGTTAATTTCGGCTGGTCTAAGAGCTTCAAATACATTTTTCATGTATGCATCAGCAGCTTGTTCCTGCTGAATTTTTCTGTTCTCTTGTTCAGCAAGTTGAGCTTGTACATACTCTTCTTGCATTTGATCCAACTTAGGTTTAAACTGCTTGGCTTTTTTCTCTAGTACACCTAGATCTCTCCAAGTAGCTAGTTCCTCATCAATCTCATCTTCTGAACCAAAACCAGTAGCTTGTAAATAACTTCTTACAATTCCTTCCTGGTCATATTCATTAGTAGGATCAAGTTGACGAACTTGTTCAACCTGAGCAAGAGCTTGGAAAAGACCTCTAAGATCTTGTCCTCCATCTGCTACGTACTTAGCTGCATATTGCAACTCTTCAGGTAATGATTCAAAGAACTCTTGAGGAGTTTTAGCAGCAACTTCTTGTTTCAAGTTATCAATGTTAGCTTGCCATAGCTCCTCAACATCTTTTTCTCCAAGACCACTTAAATAGTCTTCTAAAGACTGCGTATTCTCATCATAGTCATCAAAGGCAAACATTTCCTTTGACTCAATGCGTTTTTTAAGAAACTCTACTAAACCAGACTTTTCTGTTTTAGGTCTTCCTCCCTTTGATTTAGAAGGACTTTCTTCTTGTTCTTCATCTACATTTACGAGATCATCAATAAATGTTTTAGCAGCTTCAGGTGTAGTTTCTTTATCTACATTTTCTGTTTCATCTTCTTCATCTAGAAAGTTTGTATCAAACTTTCCCTGACTAAAGATGTTTGGCTTCTGCTCTTTCTTTTCTTCTATGGTAGGAGTTACAATGCTTTCAGCACCAGGGGCTCCTAACCAACTATCAATATCAAGATCTACTTGTTGTACAGATGTCTGCACATTTGTTTGACTGTCATTCATTTTTTGTTTGGTTTTATGTGTATCTCTACATATTTAATATACAACATAAATCTTAAAAATTTATGTATAACGCATCTTTTTTATCTAAGGTGCGGATAATAGAGCTATAATTATTTCCCTTTTCTACCAGAAACTTTTCCTCCTACATCATACTTGTTTTTATTCTCACGAGCAATCTGGAGTTGTTTATCTGCTATCTCACGTTGGGTCTGAAGTTTTTCACGCTCAATCTGTAATTTTTGACCACCTTGTTCTTTTTTAGTTAGTTCAGATTCACGTTTTAAGTTCATTTGATCTTGATAACGCTGCTCACTACGGATGCCTTCTAAAGCATCTTGGTAATCAGACATTTGATTTTGATTAATGTCCACAGCAGCACCATATCCAGCAGCTCTAATTTCAGCTACAGTCAGTTGAGTTTGTCTATCAAGATCAGCTTGTTCTGCTCTAAATTGCAAATCCATTTGCTTTTGACGTTCTTGAGACTCAAGCATTTCTTGTTGCATCTGTTGTTGTTGCTGCATTTCAGATTCTCTAGCCTGCTGAGTTTTCTGTTCAGCATCTTTAAGAACATTAGTAAGTTCTGCAATAGACTCAGATTTGATTACATTACCAAGGTCATAAATAGAAGCACCTGTAGTATTATTATTAAGAGCAAGTTGTTTAAGTTGCTCCATTACAGCACGAGAGTTTGTTTTAGTTGTACAGAATATATTCAAGTCTCTCATCAATAAATCGGTACCATTAACTTCAAAATTAACTTTCTCATCTTTAGAAGTAATGTACTGAAGACGAAGATTAGGTTTTTTTGAATGATAGTACTGAGCCAAGTCTGTACGCATTTGGTGAACTCTTGGCATCAAATTATCAGAGTGTTGAATAAAATACTGTTCTGTTTGTGCATATGAGGCATTCATTGCCTGCTCTACACCAGTAGCAGTTTGTTGCTGAGCTATTACCTGTCCCATACGCTGTGGGTTAAGACCAATAACTTCAAAAGCCTGGTTTTTAAAATAACTAGCAAGATTAACACGAGAAAGCAAACGGTTAGTTTGTTCTAGATTCAACACTTGATAGTGCTGGAAGTTAAGGGCATTCTCAGTGTTTGTAATAGATGTATCCAAAGGAAGCATCTGGAAGTTTTTCATAGCCACATAAGCTTTGGCTAGGTTGTTTTTACCCCAATCTTCTCCCAAAGAATGACGAGGTAGAGAGTTTTGATCTAGTAAAATAACTGTTCCTAATTCATCTACTAGAATATCAGCAATCTGGTTATTAACAATATTATAACCAATCTGATATGGCTTCATTAAGTCTACTAAAGAAATACTTCTTGTGTTTCTATCACCAAACACAGCTCCTTCTACAGGAAGTTTACACCCGTAAAGTGTTGCATCTCCTTTAAACTGGAAAGGAATACGTCCTGGTTTACCACCGTTAAGGCCAAGATAGATTGGATTAATTCCTCCAGGGTTATTCATACCCCAAAATGCCGGTCTGTTAGGTCCAATCTTAATACCACCCCAAGTTTCATTAATCCAAATCCAATCAATATGTTCTCCAAAGATTAAATTATCTTTTGACTTTTGTTTATAAATAGTAGTATTATAAATAGGTTTATCTGTAACTTTATAATCTTCAGAAATAATATCTTGAATAATTTCTCCTTCTTCAGTAATCCTGGTTAAGTGTCCAAGTTTACGCTGAGACTTCCAATAAATAGTAGCTACGCGTAATAAGTGAGACTTACCAAAATCTACAGTGTCCTCTGAGTCGGCAAGAATCCACTCTACAATATCTCCTGTACCAAACTTTGTATCGTATAAAGAAGCATATTGTCTATATCCCAGTGAAGGCATTTCTGTATTCCAATCATGGGATTTAGTAGGATCATAATATGTTCCGTCATTCTGGTATCCTTGTACAGCATAACCCGCTGAACGGACCGGATAAATGGCTTCTAGAGACTCTAACTGATCTTGAGTCATCATCCATCCATACTTGTCAATAACGTCTGATACAGACAGCATATCAAGCTTACCGACCCAGTTACCCTGAGAGATATATCTAACGTCTGGAGACTTGTGATAAAACGTAAGCAATGGATTCCATAGTTCAACATCATAGTCGTCCTCATTCATCTTAAAATGCCAAAATTCACGGTCAGTAATAAGCATGTCCCTAAATCCACGCTCTTCTAACTCTTGCATTTTAAATCTTTCCTCATCTACTGACATCTGGTGGGTAGCCCACTCCTCAATCATAGATCTATAATCTTTTCTAAAAAATCTTTCAATTTCTGGAAGTTGTTGTAGGCTTTCAGGAGCAGTAGCTTTCTGCATTTCCTCAGAATCTAGCTCAACACCCATTGCCATCATTTCCATCATCATTTTTCTCTCAGCGTCTTCTAGAAGGACTTTCTCTATCATAGAACGCTTTTCTTCCATCATTTCGTTGTATGAAATATCATCAACGGCTTTAAACATAATGCGTGAGCTTCTCTTAGAAAACTCATTACACAATACGTTAATTACATTAGGAATAATAGGGTAAAACTTAAGTTCTAATGCAGACTCATCTTCTTTAGTTAACGTATCAATAAGATCCGCCATTTCATTGTCTTCCTCAACAATGTAATCTGCTTTGTCAATAATACCTTTGGCAAGCTTGTAGTTCTTCATTAGTCTACGAGCATTGCGTCTAAGTTGCTTCATACCTTGGAACTCTAGCCAATCTAGGTTCCATGCTCTCCATTCATCGTCTTTTTCCTTTTCAGGCAAAAACTGGATAGGCTGGGTAAGTGTACCCATTTTATTATAATCCGCCTTTTTACCAGATTTGAGATCTAGAGCATTATATATCTGCATGATATTTAAGTATTTAAGTCAGCTGAGTTTTCAGCAATTAAGTCAGTTGATGAACTAAAAGTTACAGTTCCATTAGTACCTGTTCCTATGTTAGTACCTGTTGAATAAACATATCCTGTAATAGAAGGGCTTGGCACTTTAATATTTTGTTCTTTTTCTTCTCCTTCTCTTAAAAGAAGGAGAGCCTCCTCTAATGTGAGAGAGCTCTCTTTAATCAATCTAGAAAGAATAGTTACTTTTTCAGCATGAAGTTCTTTATCTAACATAATTATTTTATATTTCTAAAAGGATTTCTTGTTGCTTTTATACCAGAGGAACTACCTTTTGAACCTCCAATATGTCTAAAGGGGCTCAAGTTTAATTTACTAAATTTCTGGGAGTTATCCAAGTTTTCTTTTGTAACTTCCACACGTTTAGCCAATCCTCTGTTACTCTGCTGCACTTTTGCAAAAGCTATAAGAGCACAAAATGCTACTAACCGGTCAACGTTTAGTCCTTCTCTATAAGCCTGCATTTCTTTAAGGAGCATGATGTCTGGTATACGTTCTACGCCATACACTGTTTTTACAATGTCTCCGTTTTCTTTAGTCTCGTAATCTAGTTCTTCTTTTAAAAATTCAATACCGTAAGATAGTACATTTCCTTTAAATAATGTACCAACGTTCTTCCAGCCATACTCTTGAAACACGTTTCTGTTTGCTCCAATATCTTTTAGGAACAAAATCATATCTTTTGGTACAAGGTATCTTTGTTTCTTTTTACTAATCATGTATTGAATAAACAAAGCTACGTTATTTTCTACTATTGTCCAGGCATTATACCATTCTATAAGAAGCTC